GTCCCCCGGCACACGTCGGGCACGTTCACGGCCTCGACCCCGCTCGTCAACTCCGCGAGCCAGACCGGCTCGTCCCTCGTGACGAACGGGTGGGCCTCCGGTGCGACCTCGCTGAAGAAGGGTGACATCTTCACCGTGGCCGGCGTCTACTCGGTGAACCCGCTCTCGAAGGTGAGCACGGGCCGGCTCCAGCAGTTCGTCGTGACCGCCGACGTGAGCGACAGCTCGGGCGACATGACGATCTCGATCAGCCCGTCGATCATCACCTCGGGCGCTCTCCAGACCGTGAGCAACTCGCCCGCGCATCAGGCGGTGATCACCGTCTGGTCGGCCAACCCGAGCGCCGGCACCCTGAGCACCACGGTCTCGCCGCAGAGCCTGGTGTTCCACCCCGACTTCGCAGCGTTCGTGATGGCCGACCTCACCGACCCGAACGGCGGTGCCAAGGCCACGTTCGCGAGGTCGCGCGACTGGGGCATCTCGATCCGCATGGTGCAGCAGTACGACCTCACGTCCGACCAGAACGGGTGCCGTCTCGACATCCTCTTCGGAGCCGCCCCTCTCCAGCCCCGGCTCGCGTGCCGGGTGGTCGGGTAGGAGGGCATCATGGCACTCGTCGAAACCACCCTCTCGTCGGCCGTCTCCGCTGGGGCCAGGGAGATCGTCGTCGCGTCCGCGACCTCGGTCGCCGCTGGCCGGATCATCCAGATCGGCGACGAGATCATGCAGGTCACGAAGGCGTACAGCTCGGGGACCACGGTTCCGGTTCTGCGCGGGCAGATGGGCTCGTGGCAGGCCGCTCACCCCGCCAGCCAGCGCGTCGTCCACGGGGACGCCGCGGACTTCGGGACCGCGTTCTCGTTCTCGCCCTACACCCCGACCGGCCGCTCGCGGCGGGTGATCTCGTACACCGGCACCACGGCTCAGACGTGTGAGCTTCCCAAGCCCGGAGAGGACCTCGTCGTGATCATGAACGGCTCGGCGCTGAACACGCTCACCGTTCCGGTTCCGACGAAGGACCTCGACGGCTGCACCATCACGTTCATGGACGCGACCGCTGCGGCCCACGCGATCACCTTCACGGGTGGCCTGGGTGGGGCGGGTTCGTCCTACGACGTGGTCACCTTCAACGGCACCGGAGCCAACGCCCTGGTCGTCATCGCGTGCAACGAACTGTGGCGGCTCATCAGCGTCACCACGGGCACGCTGACGAACGCGGTCCCGGCTCTCGCGTAAGGAGGCAACCACATGGCTGTCCAGCGCAACCTGCCTTCGACCGCGAACGGCGACTCGACCGCGGTCGCGACCACTCCCTCCAGAACGGGCACCTACCTCGAGGCGTACACCCTCCCCCTAGGGGGCGGGGATATGTTCTTCGGGGACGAGGGGTCGTTCTTCCACGCGTGCAACGCGACCCTGGCGACGGGTCTCGCGGGGCACGCAGCGCCGGTCGTGGCCGACACCGACACGAAGGCGCTCCTGCACCTGTACAACTCGGGCGCGAAGCGGATCTACCCCGTCTACCTGCACCTCGAGGTGACCGCCGTCGGCAGCAACGGCACGGCGCACTACACCACGATCTACGTGGACGACAAGGGCTCGACCGCGCTCTCCTCGGGCGGCACCACGATCACCCCGGTGAACGTGAACGGCGAGGGCAGCAACTCGACCGGCGCCGTCCTCACGTTCGGCGCCGCGGTGACGGCGATGAGCTCGTCGCGGAAGGTGTTCCAGCAGATCGTCAGGACGGTCATCCCTGTCGCGGGTGACACGCTGATGATCCGGTTCGGTGCGCCCGACGCGAACTTCTCGTCCGCGCTCGTGACCTCGGGCACGGCCATCTCCAACGTGGTGCAGTACGCGCCTCCGCTGGTGATCGGTCCGGGCGGTAACCTGAACATCGCGCAGATCCGGCCGTCGCAGACCGCGGCGGCTTCGTACCAGTTCTCGTTCGGGTACATCGAGCGGTAACCCCATGCCTGCAACCGTGACGCTCTCGACCACGTCGCTCGTCCCTCGGGTGGCTGCGAAGGAGCGTTCGGTGCGGGTGGCGTCCACCTCGGGGCTCATCCCCGGCATCTGGCTCTTCTGCGACGGAGAGCTGATGTCGGTGGTGCGCCTCGGGGTGGGCACCGACGTGACCGTGCTCCGTGGTCAGGGAGGCACCCAGGCCACGGAGCACGCGAGCGGTTCGACCATCTACATCGGACGGCCCGACCAGTTCTTCGGATACGACCCCGTGGGGCGCCCGCCGGACGCGATCCCGGTGGACCCTCACATCAACGCCGCAAACGGTTCGGTCTGGTTCGCGACGGGCGCGGGCGAGGGGCGGCGGTGGGTGAAGCAGACCGCCGAAACCGTCGTTGGGCCGCTCGGCGTGACGACGACCGCTCTCACGCCTACGTCCTCGACGTAGGCCCGGAAGGAGACAGATGGCGATCCTGCACAATCCCGAGTCCCCCTACGTCAAGGAGATGGCGAAGTGGGAGCAGTTCCCCAGCGAGTACACGCTCGGGGGGCTGCGGCCCGGGAACCCGTACAAGTTCCGGCCCTACCCGAAGATGGTCTACATGGCCCGCCAGACGCGCAGCGGGAAGTGGGCCGTCGCGGACGAGCAGCCCTCGCGGTTCGGCTTCCCCGACGACCAGTCGTGGGACAGGGCGTGTCAGGAGGTCGCGAAGTTCAACGAGTCCTGCTATCGCGTCGTGAACGACGAGGCCGAGGACAAGCGGGCGCACGAGGAGGGCTGGCGCGACAACCCGAAGGCGGCGATGGAGTGGCGCGAGTCCCTCGAGAAGGCGATCGGGGACGCGGCGGCCGAGCGCAACTTCCGCGACCGGAACATGGGCGAGAAGGCGAAGGCCGAGGTCGCCCAGGCCGAGTCCGAGCACTTCGGGCACCTGGCCGAGATCCCCGAGAAGCCGCGCCGTCGCAAGGCGTCGTAAGGGCGGTCGCCCGTGGCGAGCGTCCTCGACATCGTCACCGACGGGCTCCGCGAGCTCGGGGTCCTCGCCGCGGGTGAAGTCGCCTCCGCAGACGACGGCGCCTACGGACTCCGTGCTCTCAACCGTCTCCTCGACCAGTGGGCCGCGGAGCGGCTCGCGATCTACGAGGAGACGAGGACCACGTTCACCATCGTCTCAGGCACCCAGGCGTACAGCATCGGGACCGGGGGGACGGTGAACGTGGCGCGTCCGGTGTACCTCAGGCACGTCGCCTACTACGACACGTCGCTCAGTCCGGTGCAGGAGATCCCGCTCGACATCGTGACGTTCGACGGCTGGGCCGGCATCCCGCAGAAGACGCTCACCGGCACCGCCCCGACCCATGTCTGGTACGCGACGGACTACCCGCTGGGTTCGCTGAAGCTGTGGCCCGTGCCCACCTCCTCGACGCTCGTGGGCGTAGTCTACGCTCCCGAGCAGGTGTCGGAATTCGCGAGTCTCGCGGCGACGGTGAGCCTCCCCCCGGGGTGGCGCCGGATGCTGGTGAAGAACCTCGCGGTGGAGCTCGCCCCGAGCTACGACAAGCCCGCGGGGCGGGAGTTGACGGACCAGGCGCTCGAGTCCGTGCGCGTGGTGAAGCGGTCGAATCTCAAGATGACCGACCTCGCGTTCGAGTACGGCGGCGAGGAGTCGTTCGACATCGAAGAGGGCTAGGGTGAAGTTCGACGCTTTCATCGGCGGCAGCTACCAGTCGCAGGCGGTGACCGCCGATCAGGAGCGTACCGTCAACTGGTATCCCGAGCTCCTCGAGGCCCCGGGCGCGACCGCGAAGGCGGTGCTGTACCCGACCCCTGGCGTCCGCACGCTGTCGTCGGTGAGCCGCGGGAACGGGAGAGCGCACTTCGCCCTCAACGGGCGCGAATTCGCCATCATCGGGACGACGCTCTACGAGATCGACTCGGTGGGCGCCACGGTGCCCCGCGGGTCGGTGGCCCAGGACTCGAACCCGGCGACGATCTCGTCCAACGGGGAGGGCGGGAATCAGCTCTTCATCACCTCGGGCCGGAACGGCTACGTCTTCAACCTGACGAACAACAACCTCCAGCAGGTGACGGCGCTGAACGGGAAGGCGACACAGGGGGCGCACCTCGACGGCTACTTCCTCGCCCTCGACGCGGTGACGGCGACCCTCTACATCTCGAATCTGTACGACGGTGCGACGTGGCAGACGGGCATCCAGTTCGCGCAGCGTTCCATCGCGGCTGACCGCTGGGTGGCGATGGCGGTGCTCGGGCGCTTCCTGTGGCTCTTCGGGGAGAGAACCTCCGAGGTCTGGTACAACACGGGTGCGGTCTTCCCCTTCGCCCCGCACCCCTCGGGCCTCATCCACTACGGCATCGCGGCGCCGTTCTCGCCCGGGGTCATGGGCGACTCGGTCATCTGGGTCGGGCAGACGGCGAGCGGCCGGCGGTGCGTGCTCCGAGCTCAGGGTTTCACGCCGCAGCCGATCAGCACGAAGCCCCTCGAGGCCGCGCTCGCGGACTACCGCGGCGTCTCGGCGGCGGTGAGCGACGTGTACTCCGACGCCGGGCACACGTTCTACCTCGTCTCGTTCGACCGGGACGGGGTGACGTGGGCCTACGACGACGCCACGCAGATGTGGCACGAGCGGGGGACGTGG